ATGGCGCAGGGGCTGAATAAGCTAACGGACAGGAAGTTGAGGTCGTTGCTGGGTGGAAGTTCTGATAAAGAGGTCAAGCTGTCTGATGGTGGCGGCCTGATGGTTCGTATAACTAAAACCGGTGCTATCAGTTGGTTCTTCCGGTATAGGATCGGTGGGCGAGATAGTGAGCCAACGAGGTTGACTCTCGGCAAATACCCAGATGTGACAATAAAGCAGGCCCGTGGTCTACGGGAGCAGTGTCGTGCCTGGCTGGCTGAAGGCAAGGATCCAAAACATCAGCTTCAACTGACCAGAAGTGAAACACTTAAGCCGGTTACTGTGCGTGAGGCTCTCGAGTACTGGATAAAAGAGTATGCCGAAGATAACCGAGCAAACGTAGGGAGGCATAAGGCTCAGCTGGAGAAGCATATTTATCCGTACATAGGGCAAATGGCTCTTTCTGACTGTGAAACCCGCTATTGGCTGGAGTGCTTCGACAGAATGAAGCGTAAAACGCCAGTGGCCGCTGGTTATGTTTTTCAGATGTGCAAGCAGGCTCTGAAATTTTGTCGGGTTCGTCGGTACGCTATAAGCAACGCTCTTGAAGATCTAGCCATACCTGACGTTGGTAAGAAACAGGCAAAAAAAGACCGAGTCCTGACCGATAAAGAGGTTGGTGATTTGTGGAATGCCATTACCTCTGGCGAGCACTTTATGTCTTACTATACAAACTTGCTAAAAATTGCCGCTGTGTTTGGATGCCGAACTCAGGAAGCCAGGTTATCCGAATGGCGCGAATGGGATATGGAAGAATGGATCTGGACTATTCCAAAAGAACACAGCAAGGGCGGTGAAAAAATTGTTCGGCCTGTTCCCGATGCAATACGCCCATTTATTGAAACGCTGCATGACGAGACAAAATCTTCTGGATATCTCCTCGGCATGTTAAAGAAAAGCGAAGCCGTTAGCCAATGGGGGCGTAGCATTTATAAAAAACTGGAGCATTCTGAACCTTGGACGTTGCACGATCTACGACGAACGCTTGCAACGCATATGAATAACATGGGTATCGCTCCGCATGTTGTTGAGCAACTGCTGGGGCATTCGATGCCGGGTGTTATGGCAATTTACAACCGTAGCCTGTATTTGCCGGAGAAGCTGGATGCACTCAATAAATGGTATGAGCGTTTAGACATTCTTGCGGGAAATAATCAAAATCTATTTCTTATGAAGAAAGTTGACTAGGGGTGGTATATGAAAACAATTGATTATCATGATGTATGGTTTAAAGATTCAACAGAGCAAATACAAAATAAAAATAAGATTGTTCCAAGAGAATTCATTCAAAGTGATGAGTATAAAAGACACGTCGCTGCTTTGAATGAAATATATGATATGGATGAGAGTGAAATTGATAATGGTTTTATTGAGTCCATCTCTGGTGATACATTTGATAATGACTGCGAGTATTTCATCGGTAAATATGAAAAATATTTTCTTGGTGAGCAAATCGACTATTCAGACATTTATGCATCTATCTGGGAAGACCAAGCAGTCAAAGAAGGAAGTTTCTATCATTTTTTAAATTCATGCGCATTTGAATTATGCAGAAGGCTTAGGGTTTCAAAAAAATTATTTTTCCCTCTGGCTTTTGAAATTATATTACATATAGTGCAAGAAAGAAACGATGAAGCTTTTTCTTTGTATATGATTATGCTTTATCCAGTGAGGTATGCAGAAGATAAGGCTAATTTTGCGTCGCGGCTTGGTAAATCAGGCGGAAGACCGACACATGAACATAAAGCAGAAACTATAAGAATAGCCAAAAAAGTTATTCAAGAAAATCCAAGGATGAGTGTGGATGCAATTTGCTCTATTGTTTATAAAGATATTTACGATAGATACAACAACCCTCCGTCCTTAGCAAGCGTAAGACGTTGGGTTAATGAAAGTAGATAAAAAGCGGTTTTGAAAACAAAGCGGTTGATATATAAAACCGCTTTGTTAAATCTTACTACTAATGCTTTCCCAAGCGCTATGTAAGAATATCCAGACGATTCAGAAAGATTAAAAATAGCCTTCACAAAACGCAGAAACAGTGGAGGCAGCATGCCAAATATTACCTTTACCCCGCCAAATCCTGAGCAACGCCGAACCCTCTTGGAAGAGTACGGTTTCAAGTTCGACCGTCGTATTCGTGAAGATGAATGCAGCGAAATCACCAGCCTTTCCCGTTCCAGTCGCTGGAAAATGGAGCAGCAGGGGCGCTTCCCTCCGCGCTGTCATTTTGGCCGTAACAGCTGCGCCTGGCTTCTTTCCGATGTTCTCTGGTGGGTACGCAATCCCCCGGCAGTAGATAACGTCAACAACCCTTATAGCCGCAAATCCGCTTAAACGGAGAATAACCAATGAAACCTAAAGAAAGCCCCTTTACTGGGGAGAGCGAGACTCACTCTAAGTCCAGCATGGAGGTTATTACCGCTGCCCGCCAGCGCGTTATTTCCGGCGACTGGTCGCCCATAAACAAAGGTGATTACACGCTTACCGATCTGGGCCTGCGTCATAACGGCGGTGGACTGGTCTGGCTGCGTTCTGGTGTGTCGGTGCACGAAGCTGAAAGTGATGAAGGATTTAGCGGAAAGGCCAAAGCTTCTTTTGATTATCACGAAGGGGTATGCCCGGCGCGTCCCGCTGATGGCGCGGGTTTCAGCCGTGGTGTGCACTCCCATAAAGTAGATAGCTACCTCCTTCACATTCTGACCAGCTCATTAGCGTGGGTGGAATATTGGCATCGTAATGACGGTCAGGCCCTGACTACATTTGCGGTACAGGTGTTGACCAACGAACGCCAGGAGGCTTTCGATGGCTGGGTGATTTATCGCCATCCGCAGCAAATGGACAAATACACCGTCATTCACCAGGAGCGGGACAAATATCTCGTTCAGGAGTATGTGAAGCGTGGTTGGAAGTGTGAATCGACCTACGAGCTATCCCTGCTGGTGAAAGGCAATATTGAGTTTAGCCGTCTCATGGCCCGACTGGGATATGTGAAAGTTCGTACCAGCAAAATTACCGGACAGCAAGGTACGTTCTGGATTTATCGCTCTGCAGAAAAGGGGCTGAGTGCCGCTCAGAAACAACCGAAGTTGGATGGGCCTCACTTTGCTTCTGTGAAACGAGTATCCCATGGTAATGATGCGTTGTGCAAAAGCAATACTTTGTTAAAAAAGGAAAATTTAGCTTCTGTGCAAGCGTCAGAATCTGAACGATTTGCCTTTAAACGTGTTGCGGTCGATGGCCGGCACCTCTGGGTTTATGCAGACCATATCCATTTCATGAAAAAAATCCGTACCCGCGTAGACGGCAAGCAGGTACAGGGGTACTCAGCCAAAAATGTGAACCTGATTATTGAAAATAGCGGTTTGTCTACGTTATGCAAGCGTATCTCGCTGAGTGAAGAGGATATTTTAGACGCTGTGCAGGCCGCCGAAACGCAATACACGCCGGATATCCTCGCTTCAATGACACCACAGGACGTCCTGTCTGCTGCAAAAAATACTCTGATGCAAATCAACGCCACCAATGGCTTTGGCATGACGGCGCACAATATCATGCTCAGCCATGGCGGACGCAATCTGGCATCGGTGCCCGTTGAGAATATGGCCGATTGCCTGGCGGATCTGGATAAGCTGCTGGTTGTCGCCCGCGCCGGAATGGTGGAGGTGTGCTTATGATTGCGGCTACCAATACACCCGGTGCGCACAAAGAAAAAGGCAGCGTTTGTGGCGCTGCCCTTTGGGGGAATCACTCAGCCAAAATTTCGGCTCAGTCTGCGTCTTGCTTCGACTTCTTGCGCTGGCGGCGTTTGATCTCGCCTTCCATCGCCGTCACGATAAACTGCCCAGTACTTTCACCCGGCTCTTTTACAAGATCCATTGCCTCCACTACTTCATGTGGTGCACGTGCTTGTACTTTTTGTGACTTGTTATTTACGTGGTCTCTTGGCATGTCTGGTTTCCATGTTAATTGGTGGAATCCAGTATACATGGAAAAAGAGTTAAAAAAAATATTGTACTGGAATCCACTTGTTGCCTATACTGGATTCCAGTTGGTAGATCGAAAATCTATCAGACGAGCGAGACTCGGCAGTGTTACCAGCACTTGCCGAGCCTCTAACCACAATGTTATCGGAGCTAACACTATGGCATATCAACATAGTACCCAAACTCGCCCTAAATTTCAGTATCGTTTTCTCGCGCTGAACCGTTCTGATATGAACGCTAAGCCATGCCGCCTCTCCGTCGAAGCATCGACAGAGCATGATGCTCGCATGGTACTGGCACCGTACTTCATTCTTTCACTCGCTGCTTGCCTACCTGCACAGGGGGTATGCAATGCATAAATTCACGTATCACACCAAAGACAACGCGCTTCTTCGTGCTCAACGCCTGGCCGACTTACTTCACTGCGCCGACCATCTGGCTATCAGTGGTGCAGAGGACAGCAAACGCTTCATCCCGGTCCTGGTCGATATTGCTTCTGATTATGCACAGACGCTGGCCAACGAGTTGGATACTGGCGAAATATCAGAAATTAAACCTGAACATGGGGTGTGCAATGGCTGAAACATATGAGCAGTACACGGACAGCCTCTGCCAGAAACTGGCTAAGGCGTACATCCGACACGTGATAAAAGACAGCGGAAGACCTGTGGCCTTCATCAATGCTGAAAATGGTCATCGTGTTCAGATCATGCTGGAAGAAGCTTCGACTGCAATCTGTATTCGCAAAGGCCTGGTTAACCCGGCAGAGAAAGAATATCCGGGGCTGACGGGAAGGACATTTGCCATCCATATGCTGAAAGTCTGCCTGGACGGAGATGAAATCAGCGAAGAAGGTCTGGATGTGATGAAAAGCGTTTTTGCTGACGGTGTGGCGTCATATTTTGAGCGGGAGAAAAGCAATGACTAAGAAAACTGAACTGACTGGTGAAGGTTTCGAAAGTTTCGTAACCCCTGGAACGCAGGTGCTGGATGCCAGCCGGGGAATTCTGATGACTAAACCTGAGGCTGTTACCTGCGCAGAAGGTGAAGGCCCGGCTTTGATTGATACGTTTGAACTGCTTGGCATTATCAATGCTGCCCGCCGGGAATATGATGAGCCGGAAATTAGCCACAACAAATTCGTTAAAAAAGTCGAAAGGGAGCTTGAAGGGGAGTTTTATCCAGAAATTCCAAAACCCTCCACAGAGCGGGGCGGGCGCCCAACTGTCGCGTACGGGCTTACAAATGATCAGTGCATGCTGGTATCAATGCGAGAATCTAAAGCGGTGCGTCGCTCTGCTCTGGCGAAGTTGAAAGCCCGGAACGTCGCAGCTCCGGCATTATCCACGCTGGAAATACTCCAGATTGCAATGGCATCTGAACAGGGGCGTATTGAGGCTGAGAAACGCGCTGACGAGGCTGAGCGTACCAAAGCTGAAATCGGCAATCGCCGGGAAGCGACTGCGATGGCAACTGCATCTGCCGCCGTGCGCAAATCGAAACAACTGGCCGAGCGTCTGGGTGAGCACGAGAAGCATGCGACGGTTAAGGCGGTGAAGAAAATCACGGATATCGAATACCCATGGCGTCCACTCAAAAAATGGTGCGAGCAGAATGGGATGGAGCCTCACAAGGTGCCGGACAATCAGTTTGGCTTCGTCAAGTCCTGGCCTTGTGAAGCCTGGCTGGCAGTCTACGGCGTAGATCTGACTGTGCTGTACGGAGGTGAGTATGCATAAGCCTGATTATCTGGCGGCGGTGGATGCCCTGATAAAAATCGAAGCCATCGCCGCGGCGGCGCAGTTCCTTACCAGTAACGATAAAGAAGCTGAGCTTTCACTTGAACTTATGTCTGTGGTTGAGGATATCGCCCGACAGGCGCAGGAGAAGACCAATGACTGATATCTACCACCATCTATCACTGGATAACCTCAGAGATTTAAAGGCTGAGACCCTAAAGGAAATTTCACGTGATTGCGATGCTGCGGTTAGCGGAATTCTGTCCGGCATACGAGCCATGGGTAATCTGGCGTTCTGGGCTAGCACGAGCGACGACTACGATGAAACTCAGGCAATGAATGATTTGCGGGACCTGGGTGAATCGCTGATATATCTGCCCCGAATCGTATGCGCGCTGAATGAAAATGCGCAGAACGCAGAATGTGAGCTCAGAGAGCGTAAGAAACAGACGCTAAAAAATAGCTGAATACCGCTGGCGAAATATCGTCGCCATTCACGAAAGAAATTAACTGCCATCAGGTCGGGGATCCGCTCGGCCTGAATAAGGGGAAAGGTTTATTTATGTCAGTCGCGAAAAACTCACTGGAATTAAATCGAAAGCATATTGCAGGTGCGTTTGTCGAATATTGTAAAAAGCGACATCAGGGGCTGCCAGTTCTGAATATTATCGCCGGTCACAAGCCGGTGGTTATTGGCTCTCTGAGTGAACACGCGGTGTGCAAGTGCCTGATTCACACCTTCGAGATGCAATGCATCCAGAAATACGGTGCTGATAATGGTATTACCCTGCTCAGCGAAACGTATTCGGAGATGCTCAGTAAAGATAAAAGTCGCTTAATACCGGACGGCGTGGATTTTATTCATGAAGTTATGAAAGAAGCGGTATCAGCGGCCATTAAAAACCCTGCGGATAACCCCTTTGGACTGGGCATCTGTAATAGCAATCTTCCATCTAATGAACGCGAACTATCAGCGCCGAAAAATCAGCAAGGAGATGAACAATGAAAAATGCTCCAAACGTGAAGAAACTGCCGTCGGATCCATTTGCTGAAGCCATTATCTTCGCTGGCGTTGATGCCTGGACGCATGCAAAGGCCTGGCAGGAAAAAAATCCTGCCGGGGATGATGTACCTCCTGTTTGGCTTGGGAGTAAACAACTATCAGAGCTGAATAATCTGAACATTGTGGATCAAGGGCGTCGCGCAGTCCGTGTATACCGTTCCGGGCAACTCGCGGCGGTGGATATCACCCGCATAGCAAAAAAACTGGCTACAGCTGGTGTCCAGGAGGCTCGATTTTATTCTGAGAGCTATGAGCTATTGGAGGACTGGAGCGGCCAGCTAAACGCTTTAAAAGATGATCAGGAAGTTAAGGACATGGAGAGCGTACTCCGGCTTATCAAGGGCGAAAAGGATGATGCCACTGAAGAGAAAGACCTCCTCAAACCGCATGTTGCGATCCGGGATGATGGTTTGTTTTGGGTGACGCCTAAGGCAGATAAAGAAACCGGTGAGGTCGTCAAAAAAGAGGCCTGGCTTTGCACCTTTGTTGAGGTGGTTGGCGTCGGTGAGGACGATGCTGAGCGCTATTTGATTTTGTCATGGACTCCAGAGGGAAGCAGGGAGCAGAGAACTGAAGCTGTACCACTTTGCGATATTGGCGAGCGTGAAGGCTGGGCCCGAATGAAAAAAGGCGGAATGCTGGTTACCACCAAAAGTACGCTGAAATCGATACTGGCGGATCATCTGCAGAGAAGTGGTAATCGCGATCTGTGGGCGATTGCGGGTGCTACAGGTTGGCAATACGGGGCATACATCATGCCGGATGGCTCTGTTATCGGCGCACCTCAGAAACCCGTCATGTTTAATGGCCGATCTGCAACTGCGAAAGGGTATGAGGTTAAAGGCACTTTGGAAAGCTGGCGTGAGAACGTCGCGGCGCTGGCACGTGGTAATCCCTCGATGATGCTGGGGATCGCCTGTTCGTTTGCAGCACCACTTATTGGGCTGGCTGGTGCGGATGGTTTTGGGGTTCACCTCTTTGGTGGCTCATCGGCAGGTAAAACGACCACAGCAAATGCCGCCAGCAGCGTGTGGGGCTCTCCGGACGCTCTGAAGCTCACCTGGTATTCAACCGCACTGGGTTTGGTCAACGAAGCTGCCGCACATAATGACGGCTTTATGCCCCTGGATGAAATCGGCCAGGGCAGCAATCGCCGTGCGGTAGCGGAATCTGCGTACGCATTGTTTAACGGTGTGGGAAAAATTCAGGGGGCAAAAGAGGGCGGCAACCGGGATCTGAAACGCTGGCGAGCCATGGCCTTCAGCACCGGCGAAATTGACCTTGAGAGTTACATTCGCGCTGACGGTGGGAAGATTAATGCCGGACAACTGGTGCGCCTGCTTAATGTTCCCATCACTCGCGCGACGGTCTTTCACGGCAAAAAGGATGGCAAAGCTCACGCTGATGCGATGAAGGATGCCTATCAGAATCATTACGGTGCCGCAGGCAGAGAATGGGTCAAATGGTTGTGTGGCCATCAGAGAAAAGCAACGGACGCGGTGCGGGATGCAGAACGCCGTTGGGCGGCATTGCTGCCATCAGAAGCCAGTGAACAGGTTCGCCGGGTAGGTTCCCGTTTCGCCATTCTGGAGGCTGCACTGCAACTTTCTTCTTTCCTGACCGGATGGAACGAGACAGAAATAAGGGATGCTCTCCAGCACAGTTTCAATGCCTGGGTAAGTGAGTTTGGCCTGGGTAACAGGGAGGCCAAAGCGTGGGTTGAGCAGGCGGAGGCGTTTCTTCAGAAGTTCGGATTCAGCCGTTACCTTCCTTACCCCGATTCCGATCCTCGCGACCTGCCAATTAAGGATCTGGCCGGGTACCGTGTCACCAGCCAGATAAACGATACCGTGGCGTTTCATACCTGGCCGTCAGTTTTCCGGGATGAAATCGCTGCAGGTGCAAACTATGTCGCCTTTGCCCAGGTGCTGGCCGAGGCGGGCATGCTGGATAAACCCGACAAAGGACTCACAAAAAAGACACTCAGGCACAACGGCAAGCAACATCGCTTCGTCGTGCTGAGCATGGCAGTGGATGAAGATGAAGAGTAACGACCGGCGTTACCGCAGAGGAGAGACAGAATGACAGCGCAACTCGCAGCGCATGGCCGCCTGGTGGCAGATGTGCAAACAAAAACAACAGGAAACGGAACCAGTATGGCGTTTTCCAGAATGGCCTTGCCTCTTCCGTGCCGCGCATCAGATAACGGTGAAACCACCTTCTGGCTGGGTATCACAGCATTTGGTAAGCAGGCTGATTTGCTTGCCCGACAACAGAAGGGAGACCTGATAAGCGTCGCTGGTGCCATGCAGGTAAACCAATGGACAGGGCAGGACGGAACCACCCAGAGCGGGTATTCACTGGTTGCTGAGTCGGTCATTAGCGCCCGGACGGTCAGAGGTGGCGGAAGAAAGCCATTGAATACCGGAGGTGCAAATCCACCGGCGGCTGATTCAGGCGATTTTGCGGACGACGTGCCGTTTTGATGACGTTTGAGGCGGGTTCGCCCGCCTTGGTTGGATAATACCGGGTGTGCAGATGAATACTGAAGAAAAAGAAAGCATCCTTCGTCTTAAGCGCGAAGGTATGGGATACAAATCCATTTCCCGGGCAACCGGGGTCAATATTAATACTGTGAAAAGTTTGTGCCGTCGCTCGGGACAGTTTCGCGACAACCCTGAACACAGGGTGCTCTTCACGATCCCGGAGCCGAAATACAGCACGGAGTTGGCGACGGTGAAGCCCCTGCCGCCGCAGCGAACTATTACCGGGCACAAACAGACGGATGCCTATCTGTGGGTTCTGGAGGTAATAAAACTTAATGAACCCGCCCACCTTGAGGCTGCTCAGGCTGCCCTTGAAAAACTGACCATAGCGCCAAAAGACGCTCAAAAGCGTTATACCCAATACCTGCATGAAAACGGGGTTAATGGCTTCAGCATCATTTTTGGCACGATGATGATGGATAATCCGCAACACTACATCAAAAACGCGAAAGAGCAGGCAGCCCGCGCGGCAGAGGTTCGCGGTGTGTTTGGAAGTTATGAGGAGATTTATCACAAACTGACGCCGCCCGAACAAATGCTGGAGGATGCGCTGGGCTGGATTTTCGAGGACAGCTACGGCTGGACGGAAGGTGAAAAGCAGCAGGGAATTATCGGCGGTTCTCGTTTACTGGAAATGTACGATTCGAGGACAGCCAAGGCATTTGAAACCATGGCTGATGTTCTGCCTGAACCCTATACCCTGTCTGATGTTGTGCGGGAATTCCAGTATTGGGAATGGGTTTATCGTATGAGAAGTGCCGCGAGAAAAGAAATAAACCCGGATGCCTATGATGACGGCGAGGGGCCGGTCAGTGAAAGGCAAAACTGGCTTGATAAAAAACTGGAGACAATCAGGCCGGTAAGCCGGGATGAAGCCTTCGAGGTATTGAAGTGGTACCTGAAAAGCGAACGGCATCAGGGCTGCATGGATGCTGATAGTGATGAAGTGTACCTCAATCTTATTGGAAAACATGAAGCAAAATGATGTTTCATTATGTGCAATGACCTGGTCGTTTATTGCGATAAGTGGGATAATAAATATGTCCGGTCACGCGAAAGGTACCCAGAATGAAACTAGAAGCATCCCTCAAGCATTTCAGCCCACAGGGGCTGGCCTATACAGATTCGGCCAAATCCACCTCACCGGACCGGATCACCGGCACTGATATCATGGCAGCCCTGGGCTCTACCGCCTCAAAGGCCAAATTTGGGCTTTGGGTATTCCTGGGCAAAAACGGTATCAGCTCCGGCGACGAACAGAGAGCCGTTCAGCAGCTCGCCAGCATAGCGCTGGAGTTAGCGCCAAAGAACGTACGCAAGGCAGCGGGCGGGCAGTTGAGACAATGCATGCTCATGCTGGCCCGCTTTGCCTTTACTGAATATTCGCGTTCTGCGGCAACCGTGGGGGAGTGCAAAGCGTGCCGGGGCAGCGGCGCTACAGAAGAAATAACAACCACCCGAAAAGTGTCTTACCCGTGGGGACCGGCACCGTACTGGTCTAAAATGTCGCGGGCAGTTCGCCCCTCTGACTGGGAAAAATGGACGGAAGTAACCGAGATTAAGAACGTGCCCTGTGCAAACTGCGGGGGCAAGAAGGTAACCAGCGCCCGATGCCGCTGCAAAGGTACTGGCACCGTGCTGGACCGTAAGGCCACCAGCGAACGCGGTGCACCGGTATTTAAAGAATGCGAGCGCTGTACCGGGAAAGGGTTTGCTGGCATGCCATCGACAAACGTCTATAAAGCGATTCTGAGCCTTGTTCCTGATTTGCACGTCAGGACGTGGACGCGCAACTGGAAGCCGTTCTATGAAGAGATGGTGAAGGAATGTTACGTTGCTGAGGGTAAGGCTGAGTCTGAATTTATAAAGGCGACCAAATAATTACTGATAGCAGCGACATTTTGAATTTTTGATGCATATAACTTGATTTTGTCCGAAGTTGTCGTGTAAGCTTCAAATTATGGGAAGTCGCGTCCACAAGTAATTAACCTTGAAGCCCTGCCAGCAATGGTGGGGTTTTTGCTTTTCTGGGTCACTACCAGATACCCCATGAGAACCAGAGAACAAGAGCAATGAGGAAAGCCGAAATAACAATCACTGCAACTACGTTACGAATCCGGTCTCTTCTGCGCGCTCTTTCGAATGGGTTTTTGGAGTTACAGTAATCGCAGAGGGTGGCATCCGGGCAAATCAATTTCCCACAGTCCGGGCAAGGTTTCAGCAGTGACGACATTTTATCAATTTCCTTGTAGTTGATTTTTTGTGCTGCAAATTATTTGAAGTGTAGCTAAAGATATCGTTGGGGCTACGGCAGTCTGCATATTTTACAAAACTTAAAACATCATCGCCCGATTGTCGTGTAGAATACGCCACCAAAGCCGATTTAGCTCAGTAGGTAGAGCAACTGATTTGTAATCAGTAGGTCACCAGTTCGATTCCGGTAGTCGGCACCAGAAATGCGGTCATCGTATAATGGCTATTACCTCAGCCTTCCAAGCTGATGATGTGGGTTCGATTCCCACTGGCCGCTCCAAAAAGCTTTTCAGTCTGCGATGATGGGATTGCCCGGAGTGACTGGAAAGCGCATTCGCATGAGCACTGTGTTTTTAACTGATATCGCACTTATCAGCCCTGTCGACCGCAATTTCAGTGCTCAGCCGAATGCAACAATATTTGCTGTTTAATCCTTTCTTACCATACTGAAATTATCCCGGTAAACGCGCCCGGATACTTCCAGTTATCTTGCCTTTCTTGCCCTGGCTAATCGCCGGGGCTTTTTATTTCCTCTTTCTTACACAGCACCCCGAACCCGGAGGTGTGGAATGCACAGAACTATGCCTGACAAAATCGCATCGATAGCGGGGTACTGTACATCCGGCGGCCTCATTTGCTGGGGTGGCATAGCAAAATGGATACATGACCTCGACTGGAACCTTGTTGCCGTTGTCGGCGGCTTCATCATTGGCCTGCTGACCTTCTTCGTTAATTTCTACTTCAAACGCCGCCAAACGAAAGCTTATGAGGCCGCTTTGGCGCGGGGCTATGTAACCCCTCCACCGCAGGACAACTAATCATGGCATCAACGAAAAGCAAACTCAGCGCGGCCATGCTTGGGCTGTTAGCTGCTGGTGCCACTGCGCCGGTGCTCATGAGTCAGTTTCAGGATGAAAAAGAGGGAACCAGCCTTGTTGCTTACCCTGATGCTGGTGGCGTGTGGACGATTTGCGGTGGTGTGACTCGTGTTGACGGCAAGCCGGTTGTTAAGGGCATGCAGCTGACGCGCCAGCAGTGCGACAAAATCGACAAAGCAGAGCAGGCAAAGGCTTTGGCCTGGGTTGAGAAAAATGTTCGCGTACCGCTGACCGAGCCTCAAAAAGTCGGCATCGCGTCTTTCTGCCCGTGGAACATAGGCCCCGGTAAATGTCTACCATCCACGTTCTGGCGAAAACTCAATGCTGGTGACCGGCACGGAGCGTGCACAGAGATAAAACGCTGGACGTATGACGGCGGCCGCGATTGCCGGATCCGCTCGAATAACTGTTACGGACAGGTTCTACGGCGTGATCAGGAATCTGAGCTGGCGTGCTGGGGGCTGGATAAATGACGCTTAAAAGCTGGTTGGTTTTGGGCGTTGAGCTGCTGCTGTCCGGAATTATTATTTTTGTGCTGCTAGGGCAGGTTAGCGAGCAGCGCACCAGGGCAGAAAAAGCAGAAAAAGAAGTCGATGGCCAGCGGCAGGTAATCGCCACCCAGGCTTTCAACATCAACCGCTTTAACCAGATCGCCGACTACACCAGCCGAAACAATTCATTGATTGATGCCGGTTCAGAAAAAACGGTCATCGAATACCGGGAGATTTTACGCCGTGACAAAACCTGTGATCTGCCTGTTCCTGCTGATATCGCTGGTGGGCTGCTCGAGTACGCGAACCGTTTACGTGCCAGCGCAATGCACGCCGATCCCGGCAGCGCTGACGCAGCCAGTTTTACCGCCGCTGCCGCCGGCAGCCTGACGTATTGCCAGGCTGTGCTGTGGATTAAGCCGTTGCTGGCCGCTATTGACAAAGCGAATAACCAGCTGGCCGGGGTACGGGATATTGAGAAAACCAGAGCCTCGCAATAGCGGGGCTTTTTTCTGCGCATCGCACGCGCACATCAGAGAGTCTTTCAGTAGTGAGCCTGGGTAATGCCGTTACCTCTCGGGCGGTATTGCCGTGCGACAGGCTCACGTCTAAAAGGAAATACTATGGAAAATGAAAAAAATACAGCACGCGCCGATGACGGTTGCGTGAATGTCAAAACCGGCCCTCTGAGTGTTGCTTTGAAAGCAAAGATGCCAATGGGTTGTGATGTATTTGAAATCGTCAGAGTGGTTGAAGCTGAAATGCGCGGCCAGCCTTTGAATGCGAAAACGGTGTACACCTTCGCAGAAGAAGTAAGGAAGCGAATTGCCGACCTCATTATTGTTGAAGTTGATGACCCACGCATTCCCACCGTTAACAGTATGGATGGGCGAGCCGGTGCCAGTGCGAACAAAGAACTGTATGAGGCAGTTTTCGAACTGAAAGACGGCAAAAGAGTCCTCGGCTATTCAGAAACAGATGAGCCAACTTCAAACGGTAAATTTTACCACTGCGCAGCCACCAAAGAATTGAAAGGCCGAGTTGTTGTGCTTGCAGAGAATGTGACCAGTTTCCGCTTTGCTCCTCTTTGATGCAGAAATTACAGGAGCCCTTCACGGAGGGGCTTCGATAATGTTTGCGCCAGTTGATAACGTTTTTATCAATCGGAAAAACCAATACATGGCATCAATAAAGCATTCCATTGGCGCTAATGGACAATCTAAATATTACGTTCACTGGCAGGATCAGAGAACTGGGCATGGCCGCCGCCGTATATTTAAAAATATTGACGATGCGGCCCACCTGTTCTGGCAGAAACAGAACATTGAGCTGGATTGCCGGACAGCTACATGGCGTGGCATTGATCATTCATGGTCTTTCCAGAAGCTGCTGATGTTTTTCCTGGGCTATCAGGCCGGGAAACTCGAAAAAAACATCATTCGTTTATCGACTTACTCTAAATGCCGTCACGATCTCCTGGCGGTGCAGGGGCCGATACTTGAAAAATCTCTCCTTCTGGTTAGTCATCGCGATATCGAAGAGGCTGTTAGGCCTGGCTGCCAGCGGTGGGTGAGGGCGGCGTTTTCTCTGCTCTTAGAAAAGCGACTTATTACGTTTAACCCACTGGAAAAACAAGCCCGCAGGCGGCGCAAGCCAATCACGATCCCGTCAAGGTCAACTGTTCGAAAGCTCCTTGATACGGCCCCCAGGCGTGAACGTATTGCCTGTTGGTTAGGAATCTGTGGTCTGCGCATCGGTGAAGCGCTGGCGGTTACCTATGAGGACGTCACGCCAGAGATAATTCAAATCCGAAGACACATCGTAGATGGCGTTATTCATGATGGGCTGAAACGCGGTGTAGAGCGACAGATTAGGATGCCGGAAGAGCTATTACACCTTCTGGACCCGGACTTATATGGGACGTCTCAGCCGTTGGTATCAAATAGTTTTACCGGCGCTCCGCTGACCATTAACTATGGCACTCAGGGTATGTTGCAAAAAACACTGTCGGAACATGGGATTAAGAAATTCCACCACCTCCGACATTTTGCTGTATCCCGCCTGGCTGCAAGGGGCGTAGATATCACTCAGGTTTCCCGCCTTATCGGGCATGTGAACATCAAAACCACCATCGATGTTTACGGGCATCTGTTCTTCGCGCCGGTCAGCATGGAACTGTGAAAACGCCACTTAATGGAAATACTAGGGCGATCCATTATCTCCCCGTTTCATGCGGCCTGAGAGCACCAAATCGCAGTTTTGGCAAAAACACGATATGCCGCATCTAAATCCACTTTGATACGCCGCACTTGGCACCAGAGAGGGCGCGGGCTACAGGCCAGAAATTGCTGCGTGATACGCCGCACCCAGATCGGGAAATCGCAAATTGAACAAAAAATAAACACGTTGACTTAGGCGGGCGTATGGCTCCTAAAAAAAGTTTCAAAAAAGCCTACGCTGACATCGTTATGGACATGGCTTTAGCTTGCAACAAGATCAGCAATCGGAAGGTTGGTCTGCTCTTAGGTGTAGATGAGACGACTATCCGTCGCTGGCGAAAAGAAAATACCGATTTCGATCGGGCCTTTTCCGAAGCCCGCGAAGTGTTGAAGGAGAAAATCAACAAAGTGGCGGCAAAAAGCCTGGACGTTCGTAAGCGGAAAATAGTCACGTCTTCACCCGAGGGGGTAAAGACCGTTATTGAGGACGTGCTACCCACACACAACGACGTGGGTGTGTTTTCTAAAGTCCTTGGCCTCGGACACACTGTCTACAGTGAGGATGAGCGCCGCCGTGATGTGCTCCGGGACGTCATGAAGCAGAAGGTGGCCGGGAAATATAACGCGCTTGAGGCGGCGCAGCTGCTTGAAGCCGAGGGGATAAAAATTCCCGAAACGCTGCGGCTCGAGCTGGAGGCGCCAAAGATATTCGAATCGTTCACAAATACCGATGATGCGGAAACCGAGACGGCCAACCTCACCGCGCAGGAAGCTGCCGACGCATATAAAAAGCTGCTTGGCTAAAAATGCAAAAACAGGCATTTCACTCCTGATTTCGGCTATGCACTTTTTGATTCCATTTATTCACTTTTTATTCATGCTGTTTTTCGCACTTTACCCGCAGAAATAAGCCTCTCAGGGACATTTCGAAATGGGCGGTGTTACCGTGGTGCAGATAACGGTCATTATGTTAAATAGCCCTGTTTTTGAGTAATTTTCGCTATGCCTATCCCTTTCCCGTTTGACTTCATGAACCCTGATTATCAGATGGTTTTTGAATGGCGTATGGAGCGCCTGAAGCGCATCCGGGAAAACCCCGGCGCACTCCCGGCACTCAAAGAGTTTTACCGGACTAACCCGGCCCAGTTCATTATTGACTGGGGCATGACGACCGACCCGCGAAACATTGACTATGGGCTGCCCGTATCCATTCCATTCCTGCTGTTCCCGAAACAGGAAGAGTGGATTAACTGGATCATGGACCGCCGCAAGGGGCTGGAGAACGGTATCACTGAGAAGAGCCGCGAAATGGGGCTCAGCTGGACCTCTGTCGGCCTGGCATGTTCGCTTTGCCTGTTCAACCGGGAAATGGTGATCGGCTTCGGCTCCCGTAAAGAAGAGTATGTGGACAGCACCGGCAGCCCGAAAGCCCTGTTCTGGAAAGCGCGAAAGTTCGTTGAAACGCTGCCCATCGAATTCCGGGGCGGCTGGAACCACAAGAAACACGCGCCATACATGCGCGTCGAGTTCCCCGACAGCGGCGCGGTGATTACCGGGGAGGCTGGCGACAACATAGGCCGTGGTGACCGTACCACGCTTTACTTTGTGGATGAGGCAGCGTTTCTGCAGCGTCCTTTACTCATTGAGGCATCACTCTCACAAACCACGCGCTGCCGTATCGACCTTTCATCGGTCAACGGCATGTCTAACCCGTTCGCCCAGAAGCGGCATAGCGGAAAAATTCCGGTGTTTACCTTCCACTGGCGCAGCGACCCGCGCAAGGATGATGCCTGGTACCGCAAGGAATGCGACAAAATCGACAACCCGGTTGTTGTGGCGCAGGAACTCGACCTGAATTACAGCGCGTCCGCCGAAGGTGTGCTGATCCCCTCTGAATGGGTGCAGGCCGCCGTTGATGCGCATATCAAACTGGGCATTCAGCCCACCGGCAAACGCCTGGGTGCAATGGACGTTGCCGACGAGGGCCGGGACAAAAACTCGTTTTCTACCCGTCATGGCTTCCTGCTGGAGAATGTGCGGGAGTGGTCCGGCGTTGGCAGTGACATTTACCAGTCTGTTGAGAAGGTCTTCGGGTACTGCGAAGAAGACCGACTTGAAGAGTATCGCTTCGACGAGGATGGTCTGGGCGCTGGCGTTCGCGGCGATGCTCGGGCTATCAATGAGCTTCGTAAGGCCGAGCAGCGCCCCATGATACTTGCCACCCCGTTCCGTGGCAGTGGCGGGGTGTTCGATCCTGAGGATGAAGCGGTACGCGGCGACAACGGCCAGAATGCCCGACTTAACAAAGATTTCTTCGCGAATGCCAAAGCGCAAAGCTGGTGGCATCTCCGCAAGCTGTTCAGGAATACATACCGTGCTGTTGAAGAGGATATGGCTTATGACCCTGACGAAATCATTTCCATCAGCAGCACGATAAAAAGCAAAGACAAACTTATCATCGAACTTTCCCAGCCGACCTATTCCATCAACGGAGTCGGGAAAATTTCTGTGAATAAGCAGCCTGACGGCACGAAGTCACCTAACCTGGCTGACTCGGTGATGATCAGCTATGCGCCGATGGACTCCGCTCTTGATATCTGGGACCTGCTGGCAAGAGGTAAAAATGGCTCGTAAACAACGCTCTAATACTAAGCCGTCGACAAAGCCAAAACAGCAGACCATCGACGGTTACGACAATTTCATGTCCCGGCTCGGCCTGCAGACGGGTAACCTGAGTGCACATGGCACATACTCGCCTAACTTCACGTCACGTAACCGCGTGCTTCTGGAGTTCGCCTACCGTTCGTCCTGGATAGTCGGGGCGGCTGTGGACACCATCGCGGACGACATGACGCGCAAAGGTGTAAGTATCACTTCACAGATGGACCACAAAGCCAAAAGCCGCCTGATGGGGCGCTGGGAAGAGTTATCTCTCTGGGATGCGTTGAGCGATACGATTAAATGGTCACGGCTTTACGGTGGTGCGGTGGGCGTCATTATGATTGATGGCCAGGACATGACCACACCACTAAGAATGGAAACCATCGGGCGAGATCAGTTCAAAGGTTTACTTGTTCTTGACCGCTGGATGTTGGATCAGACCATAACCGAAACGATTGACCAGCTTGGGCCTGAACTGGGTAAGCCAAAATTTTATCAGGTGGTAGCCGCGCAAAGTGGCATCCCCGGCTGGAAAATTCACCATACACGGCTCATCCGGATGGATGGCGTCGGACTGCCTTACCAGCAGGCTTATACAGAGAATGGCTGGGGGATGTCTGTCGTTGAACGCCTGTATGACAGGATCATGGCATTTGATAGCGCTTCAACGGGTGCTGCCCAGTTGGTGAATAAAGCCCACCTCCGCACTTACAGCATCGAAAAGCTCCGTGAAATACTGGGCTTTGGCGGTGAGCGTGAAGCGGCGCTAATGAAACATATCGACATGATAAGGCTGTTCCAGTCCATTGAGGGCATGACACTCATGGACAAGAACGACGCGTTTCAGACGCACAGCTACTCGTTTGCAGGGCTCTCGGATGTGATCTCCCAGTTTGGTGAACAAATATCGGGTGCGACGGGTATTCCGCTGGTCAGGCTGTTTGGTCAGTCCCCAGCCGGATTCTCTGGCGGTGATGCTGACCTGGCGAACTATTACGACAACGTGGGTTCGCAGCAGGAACGCAGGACGCGCAAACCCATTCGCAGGCTGTTTGAAATCATTCACCGCTCTGAGTTTGGCACGGCATTGCCTGATGATTTCGATTTCGAATTCAACCCGCTGTGGCAGATGTCAGACGTCGATCGCTCAACGGTAGCCGCAAGCACTGTTGATGCTCTCACTAAGGCTGTCGATAGCCGAATTATGCCGCCACATACGGCGATGGCAGAACTTCGTGACACGTCACGGGTAACTGGCATTGGCTCAAATATCACTGACAAGGATATCGAAAATGCGAAAGCCCAGTGGGAGGAGGATGAATCTGAAACCAGCCCTCCGCCGTCGTTCAGAGAAGCAATACAGCAAAAGTCTGTTGGCGATAGCAAACCAGATCGGGGAAATCGTCGCTGGTACTTACGATGGTTCCCAGTCTGGAGCTGATAAAGCAGAGCTGGTGCTGATCGACTACTCGGAGCTAATCAGCACATGGGCTGAGAGCGTTGGGCATAAAATGTTCGAGCAGGTGGAGCGCGAAGAGTGGAATCAGTGGCGGTCAGCCTCTGAGGAAATCGGGGCTGGCCTGCGGGAGGTTGTGGGCAATACGCCAGTCGGGCAGGTTGCACAGGATATCGTTTATCGTCAGATCCAGTTGATGAAGTCGCTCCCCATCGAGGCGGCGGACCGGGTAAGGGAAATCCAGACCCGCGCTATGCAGGCGGTGGTTAATGGCGAGCGCCCGGATCAGCTTTACGAAATGATAATGCAGTCGGGCGACGTGGCCGCCGGCAGAGCAAGGATGATAGCGCGCACCGAGATAGGGCGGGCAACTGGTGCACTGACTCAGGCGAGGGCGCTGGCGGTTGGATCAGAGGGGTACTGGTGGCGCATCGAGGGTATCGGCACCCGGCCATCGCATCGGCGCATGAAAGATAAATTTGTGCGCTGGGATAATCCACCGACGCTGGACAGCATGACCGGACACGCAGGTTGTCTGCCGAACTGCAAATGCTATCCGGAAGTGGATATACCAGCTCCGAGAAAGTGAAAAACACGGCTTAGCGCATGTGTTTGCGCTCAACCCTCAGAGTGGCGAAATGTTATCAAAATGTTGTTGTCTCAAAATGGCAAAAACAGCCTCCCAAACCACGACTTTTAGGCCGTTAAGGTGACATTTTGAATGAGTGCTTTTCCCGTGGTGCGGGAAATGACCATTATGTTAAATAGCTCGTAATTCTGAACATTTTTCCCATTCCACCATGACCGCCGACAGGGCGGTTTTTTAATGCCCGCAATCAGCAGGTAACCCATGAAATATTTCTTCACCACCCGGATCGGGCCGAGCCGCTACGAGATGGGAGATGGTTCGCTTTTATGCAAAGACGTGCCGATTGCCCGAACAGGGGCGCAGGTCTATCTCGCGGAGGATTTACCCGAAATAGAGCCTGATGCTGACGGGGAGATAGTCGTTACACGCACACCTGAAGAGGTGTTCAGCCCGGAAGCGCTTGCCTCTTTCGAGGGCATGAGCGTTGTCATTCTCCACCCGGAGGATGAACAGGGAAACATCAAGTTTGTTGACCCTAAAAACTGGCGACAACTGGCTATTGGTCACGTTGCCAACGTTCGGCGCGGGAAAGGTGAGCAATCAGATTTAGTTCTGGCCGATCTGGTTATCAAAGACCAGACAGGTATTCAGGCGGTGTTTGATGGGCTGAGGCAAGTCTCATGCGGCTACGACGCCGAGTATGAACAGACCTCGCCAGGCAAAGCCAATCAGTACCAAATAAGAGGTAACCACACCGCGCTTGTTCCGAACGGGCGGGCCGGTATTCGCTGTTCTATTGGAGATAGTAAAAGTATGGCAAATAAAGCAAAGCAATGGTTAACCAACCTCAAAAGGGCGGTCAAAACCAAAGATTCAGCGGCTACCGAAGAGCTGATGGACAACGTGCCGGAGAATCTTACCGGTGACGATGACGACACTACGCCAACGGTAGTAGTGAAGATTGAAGGGCCTGACACAGCTCCGCCAGTGACCGAACCATCCGGACAGACCACCGATGATGAAACTGATCTGGGGGCCAGGTTAAGTGCGCTCGAGGCGACCGTTCAGGCGCTGGTCGCGAAACTCACTCCTGCTACCGGCGATGCAGAGTCGGAAGAAGACAAAACGGAAGAGAAAAAAATGACCGGCGATGCGGGTTATCAGCAGGACGTTCTTTCTCGTGCCGAGTTGATCATGCCGGGCTTTTCCCTTCCGGATGGCTCAAAAATGGGAACCATCAAGCGGCAGGTGCTTAGTGCGGCATTTAAAACGGCAGATGGCCGCAAGTTGATTGAGCCGCTGGCCGGGAAAAACACCGACTTCGACAAACTCCATATGGCGACGGTCGATAGCATTTTTAACGGCGCTGCGGAGTTAGCGAAAAACCGCAATAACAGCCTGCAGGGACTCGCCGCATTTAGTGCCAACGCCAATTCAACGGACGTTGCCGCGCTGAATAACACCAACAAAGAATTCTGGAACAAGAAAGGGGCAAAATAATGGGCCAGTCGATTTATTTAACGCAGCCGTTCAGCTATGCCGGTGCGCTCACCCGTCCGAATCACTCCACCGTAGAGCCCGTGGTAATGGACGCTTCAAACCCGTTCAGCGGCGACGGCCTGCCGGGTAAAAAGGTTAACGGCAAGTTTGTGCCGCTGGTGGAGGGAGACACCGTCGCCGTGCTGTACGGCATCCGTGTGCGCTCTTTCCCGTTCACCTCTGACAAAGACCTGGCCCGGCAGTTGACCAACCCGGCGAACTATACCGGTGATGCGCTGGTACGTGGCTATATCGGCGTCAAAGTGAATGCCGGTACGGTGGCAGACAACGGCGCTGTTTATATCCGTGTAGGTGGTGGGACAGATGCAAAGCCTGTCGGTGGATTTGAGGCCGTTGCAGATGCTACCGAAGCAAATACCGTTCTGGTAACCAATGCCCACTTTATCGGAACCACAGACGCCAACGGCATCGCCGAACTGGCATTCAATATTTAAGGAAACACTGAATATGATCACCTATGACCGACAGACCATCGATAATTCCGGTGCGTTCCTGATTGGGCAGCTGGAGCGCTTCGATCCGTCTCTGAACATGCCGCTGCTGGCGTATACCTGGAGCCGTGATGTTGACCTGCGCGAAGACGTCTCCATAGCTGACGAAATGTCGAGCTTCTCAAACAGCAGCTTTGCTGCACCAAGCTCCGTGGGCACAGATGGCGAATCGTGGATCAGCAACAGCACCAACGTGATTGCAGGTGTGGATCTGGATATCCAGAAAACCACATTGCCACTGACCCCCTGGTCTCGCCAGCTGTCATGGACGGTCTTTGAACTGGCCTCTGCGCTGCAATTGGGACGCCCGATTGATTCCCAGAAGCTGGAAGCAATGAACCAGACCTACCAGTTGAACGTTGACCGTCAGGTTTATGTGGGTAGCACCATCCTGGGCGTAAAAGGGATGTTTAACCAGGCCAACGTGAAAGTCATTCCGGCTGCTAAACCGTGGGCGTCGAGCACGGCAATGGAAATCGTGAAGTCTATCAATGACGGACTCACTACCGCGTGGAAACAGACCGGGCGTGCCGTAGTGCCGGATTCATTACGCCTCCCGCCAGATCAGTATGCGTTGCTGTCTACCATCATCGTTTCTGATGCTGGTAACCGCTCCCTGCTGGACTACCTGAGCGAAAACACCATTGCCTACAAGCAGAACGGCAAGCCGCTGGATATTCAGCCTGTGAAATGGCTTGAAGCGGGTGCAATGCAGAGCGTTAACCGCATGGTGTTCTACACCAAAGACCGCAAATACGTTCAGTTCCCGCTGGTGCCGCTGCAACGTACCCCGATGGAATATCGTGACCTTCGCCAGCTGGTAACCTACTACAGCAAGGTGGGCGCGGTGGAGCTGCGTTACAGCGATACCATGCTGTACGTCGACGGTATCTGACAACCGGCCCCGCATGGGGCCATTTTTATCAGGAAAATCTATGAAACGAATTCGCGTACATACCCCGTTCACGTTTAATGACTCTGACTACAACAAAACGGATTTTGCTGTCGGCGTGCACAACGTGAAAAACGAAATTGCCGATCACTGGTTCACGCAACGCTACGCCGAAGTGCTGGATAAAACCGACACAGGCGGTGAAGGTGCCAGTCAGGCGCAGATTGACGCACTGAATGCGAAGATTGCCGAACTGACGACTCAGAATGCTGAGCTGACGGAGCAGGCTGGCGCAGCCGCCGAAGGGCTTAGCGAGCGCGACGCTCTGATTGAAGAACAGAAACAGAAAATTTCTGAGCTGACGGAGCAGGCGAATGGGGCCAAAAAATAGCAGTCTCCCGACGGTAGCCCAGTTCCGCAATGACTTTCCCCAGTTTGACAACCCGACAAAATTTCCCGAGGCACAAATCCAGTTCCGGCTGGGGCTGGCTGATATTCAACTGGACCAGAACCGACTCGGGTCGATGTTTGTGTACATGGTTGAGCTGTTCGTCGCGCACTACCTGTATCTCTATGCTGCTGACAGCCGCTCAGCCTCGGCTGGTGGTGCCGGGGGTGCGAATAGCGGCATTGCTACATCAAAATCGGTGGATAAAGTCAGTGTGGGTTATGACACATCGGCCACGTTAGACCCCAACGCAGGATTCTGGAATAACTCACGTTACGGGTCTGAATTTTATCAAACGCTACTCATGTTTGGTGCGGGGGGGCGGCAACTTTGAAAAGCGGCGTTACGGTGCGATCCGATAATGCCGCGGATATCCTGGAGTCACTCAAGGCGCTGTCCGGTATGGATGTGCTGGTGGGCATCCCCGCCGATAAAGCAGCGCGTGAGGGTTCACCCATCAATAACGCCGAGCTGGGTTATATTCAGTCTACGGGCGGGACGGTGGAAATTGACGGTGTGACGGTCACGCTGCCGCCTCGCCCGTTCCTCGACATGGGTATTGAGGACACGAAGCCCAGAACGACAGCACATTTAAAGGCCGCTGCCGTGGCCGCGCTTGATGGCAAAAAAGATGCGGCGTTACGCGAGTTGGAAAGCGCTGGCCAGATAGCCCGCGAGGGCGCCAAAAACATTATCGGTGCCGGCGACCGCCTTACCCCGCTGTCAGAGAAAACCATCCAGAAGCGCAAGGCTTCTAAGCCTCCCATTCTCGGCGAGAAACCGCTTTACGCTCGCGGCTTCCTGCTGCGCTCCATTAACTACATTGTGAGGACGAAATAATGCCATTTCTCGATGTATCAGAGGTGCTGCTCGATCCGGATTTCATGGACGATTCGCTGGTGTGCCACCGGCAGGTGCAGACGGTTGATGACGATAACTTTGCACACAACACCGTGCAGGATATCCCGTTTTCCGGTGTGGTGACGGTAGACCGTTCACTACAGGCCCAACGCATGATGGCCGGGCAAAACATTACCGGGGCCATTTTGATTGTGACGTCGTTCAGGCTGACTCAGGGGCGTCGTAATGATGGAAACGGCAATACTCTGGATGCTGACATTGTCAGCTATAACGGTTACGACTACCGCGTGACCTTTGTTGACCCATACACAAGCTATGGGGCCGGGTTTGTTCAGGCCCACTGCGAATTACAGGGGGAAAGCGCAACGTGAGCAACGACAGCACCACGGCAGGTTATCTGACGCCCGTCGGTGAGTTGCCGAAATATGATGAAGCGCTGGAAAAGGATATCAGCCGCTGGATCAGGGGTGTTTCCGGGCTTGCTAAAGAACTTGTTTTCCCTCGCTGGACAGAACCGCAGCCGCAGATCCCGAAAAACGGCATCAACTGGTGCGGCTTTGGCATCACGTCAATGCCTCGCCCGGTCACCCTGGCAAACATTCAGACCTCTGATGAGGAATCCGAGCAGTGGTCATGGGAAATGGTGACGGTGATATGTTGCTTCTACGGGCCGCAGGGGGCGTCGATAGCCGCCACGTTCCGGGAGGGGATTTACGTCGCCCAGAACAACGCAGAGCTGAATAAAACAGGCCTGTCGCTGGTGGACACGTCGCCGCTGATTTCAGCCCCCGAACTTATCAATAACCAGTGGGTGAGGCGCTATGACCTTACCGCCACACTTTCCCGCAAAAATATTCGTACCTACAACATCCGGACGATCCAGTCTGCGCCGGTCACCTTTTTTGGAGAATAAGCCATGCAGGGATTACCTGTATCTAACGTCGTTAACGTAGACGTGATCATGTCGCCGACGGCGGCCACTGGTCGAAACTTCGGTTCCCTGCTGATTCTGGGAACATCCAATGTAATTCCGGTTACTGAGCGCATACGCCTGTATGCCGCCATTGAGGATATCGGCAAAGATTTCGGCGTTGAAAGCCCGGAGTATAAAGCCGCGTTGGCATTTTTCGGGCAGTCACCAAAACCTACGCAAGTTTATATCGGGCGCTGGGCCAAAACCCTGGCGAAAGGCGACACAGGGGAAGCGGAAACCGCAGTCCAGGCCGTGAATGCCTGCCTGCAGTACACGAACTGGTACGGGCTGGTTGTTGCTGATGCTGTAACCGCTGGCGCTGATGTGCTGGCTACCGCAGATGTTCTGGCCGTTGCACAGGTTATTGAAGCTGCAGGCGTAAGCCGCATTTTTGGTGTGTCGTCCGGCGACGCGGCGATCATTGATACAGCCTCAACTACCGATGTGGCTTCGCAGCTCAAAGCGGGTAAATACGCCCGGACCTTTATCCAGTACTCAACGAAAAGTCCGTACGCGGCTGCCTCAGCCTTTGGGCGCGCGTTTACGGTGAACTTCAACGGCAGCAACACCACGATCACCCTGAAATTCAAGCAGGAGCCGACGGTACCGTACGAAACGCTGACAACCAGCCAGGCTGCTGCGGTCGATACGAAGAAAGCGAACGTATACGTTTACTACGCGAACGACACCGCCATCCTGCAGCAGGGCGTGATGAGCAACGGTGATTTCTTCGATGAGCGCCACGGCCTCGACTGGCTGCAGAACTACGTGCAAAACAACCTCTTTAACCTGCTGTACACCAGCACGACCAAAATCCCGCAGACAGATGCCGGTGTTACGCGTCTGCTGAGTAACGTTGAGCAGTCGATGGATCAGGCCGTCACTAACGGGCTGGTAGCTGCGGGCCTGTGGAACGGTGGCCCGATTGGGCAGCTTTCTCCTGGCGACACGCTGACAAAGGGTTATTACGTGTATGCGCAGCCGCTGGTGCAGCAGGCGCAGGCAGACCGCGAAGCGCGCAAAGCCCCACTGATTCAGGTGGCCTGTAAACTGGCCGGTGCCGTCCACTACGCCGACGTTCAGATCAACGTTGTTCGCTAAGGAGCGATAGATGTCTACTTATTCTTTTCTTGATGTAACCGCATCGCTCACTGGCCCGACGGGCGTTATTGACCTGGGTCAGGGTTCCGCGAACTCCGAAGAGGGGATCACGATGACGATGGCCGGGAACAAAAACACCATGACGGTTGGCGCGGATGGCGAAGTGATGCATAGCCTGCACGCCGACAAATCCGGCACCATCACCGTTACGCTGCTGAAAACCTCCCCGGTGAACAAAAAACTGTCTCTGGCGTACAACGCGCAAAGCCAGTCCTCTGCCACATGGGGCAATAACGTGATCGTCATCCGTAACACCGCCAGTGGCGATATTTCCACGGCCCGCTCCTGTGCGTTCCAGAAACAGCCGGATCACAACAACGCGAAAGAGGGCGGTACGGTGGCCTGGGTGTTCGACTGCGGCAAGATTGACCAACTGCTTGGGGAGTTTTAACCGATGGAATTCGAAATTAAGGGTATTCAGTACCGTACCGCGAAAATGGGCGTTTTTGAGCAACTGAAAGTTTCGCGCAAGCTGCTGCCGGTGCTGGCGGGCATGGTGTCGGAATTTCGTAGCGTGCAGGAAAAAATTCAGAGCAAGGACACCGAGGGCGCTATGTCGTCCATTCTGCCGCGTATCGCTGATGCCGTGTCGAACATGAGTGATGAGGACGTCAACGCGATCCTGTTCCCTTGCCTCTCCGTCGTATCTCGCCAGCACGGGAAAAACTGGGTGCCGGTTTGCCAGCAAGAACAAATGGCCTTTGATGATATTGACCTGTTCACCATGCTGCAACTGGTGGCCCGGGTAGTGGCGGACTCGCTGGGAAATTTTTTGCAAGAACTCCCTACAGCCGGGACGGACACCCAGCCAGCAGCTTAACCCTCAACAGCCTGCCGGGCGGTGAAGATTTTATTCTTCGCCCGGCGCTGGCCTTTCACCTCGATCAAAAAGACCTCGACAGCGGCGCTGTGGACCTCGCCCGCATAGCGCTGCTGAACGACTACCTCGACGTTCGGGAGGATAACGACGCCCGTATAGACAAATGGAGAGCTGATAATGAGCGCTAGCGCAGATACCATCAAAGATTTCCTGGTCTCGCTGGGATTCGATATCGATAACGCCGGGGCGAACAAGTTTGAAGCGGTAGTGAAGGGCGTCACGGCTAATGTGCTCAAACTGGGAGCAACGGTCGAGGGCGCTGCGGCTTCTGTGCTGCTGTTCACTACGAAGATTGCCGACGGGCTGGATAAGCTCTACTGGGCGTCACAGCGCACCGGGGCAACGGTGGCAGGCATCAAAGCCCTGGGCTATGCGGCATCACAAACCGGCGGTAACGCGCAGGCGGCGCTATCCTCCCTCGAGGGGCTGGCCAGCTTTATGCGTAACAATCCGGGGGGCGAAGGTTTCCTGAACCGCCTGGGTGTGCAGACCCGCGACGCCAGCGGAAAAATGCGCGATACGGCCGCTATTTTTACGGGCGTAGGGCAGAAGCTCAACAGCATGCCGTATTACCGGGCGCGGCAGTATGCCCAGATGCTGGGCATCGATGAAAACACCCTGCAGTCAATGCGTCGTGGCCTGGCCGGGTTTACATCCGATTACCAGTCAATGATGCAGAAAACCGGCTTTAACGCTGACAAGGCCGCGCAGCAGTCCAATAAGTTCATGACCTCAATGAGAGGGCTTACCGGGCTGCTGGGCATCCTGCGCGATAAAATCGGCTCTAACCTGGCGGGCGGCCTGGCCGGTTCGCTGGACAGCCTGCGTAAGCGCATTCTCGACAATTTCCCGAAAATCGAGGAAACACTAACCCGGCTCATAAAAGGCATTCTCTGGTTTGCTGATGCGTTTGCCCGCATGGGCTACCGGCTGATTCAGGGAGCGGGCGCGGTTATCGACTGGTGGAAGCGTCTGGACGATGGCAGTAAAAACCTGCTGAAAGTTTTTGGTGCGCTGCTGGTGGCCTGGCGACTGCTGAACAGCTCATTCCTCATGTCACCTATTGGTTTGATCACCACGCTGATTGGCGCATTGATATTGCTCTGGGACGACTATAAGACCTGGAAAGAGGGCGGGAAAAGCCTGATCGACTGGTCGAAATGGCAGCCTGAAATTGAGCAGGCCAAAAAGGCTTTTGTGTGGCTGCGCGATAAGCTGCTGGCGCTCAAAGACCAGTTGGGGGGCTGGAAGAATACCCTGGCTATTCTGCTTGGATTCCTCGTGGGTGCAAAGCTCGTGGCTGCGCTGGGCGGTATTGCGAAAATCACCGGCGGTTTTCTTGGCCTCGGCAAAGCGATTACCGGTTCGATTGGTGGCCTGGCGAATCTTGCCAAAGGCATTGCTGAACTGGCGATTAAAAACCCCTGGCTACTGCTGTTCGTCCCGGCCAATAACACGCCGAACACTACCGAGGAATTAAAGCGGATCGGCGGCGTCGGGAGCAATGTTGTTCCCGACCGCAAAGCCGCTTATGACGCTCTGCGAAAAGAAAATCCGGGGAAAGACTTTTTCTCTGACGATGAAATTCAGCGCAAGCTGCAAAGCATGGGCAAGGGGGGCGAGCCAGAACAGCGTGCTCAGTCTGCTAAAAATCCTCAACTTGACGCGCTTAATAAGACCCAAAGCGACTACAGGCAGGAGTCATCTAAGGGACGGGCAGAAAGCAAAACAGCGCTGAATGCCGCTAATACCTTACTGTCACGCATTATCACAGGCATCCAGCGCGTGGGTGACCTCATCGCACCGCCAGAAACGGACGCCGGGAATATCGGTGAGCAGGCGGCCTACCTACAGCGTGGCAACAACACCATGCCCATCAAGGCACCGCAGCCGACAAAAGCCGGTTCAGCGCTGCTCGGCTGGATGGGGCCGCTGTTTAGCAAGCTGGAAGCGATGTATCAACTGCCTGCCGGGTTGCTCAAAAGTGTTGCTATCACGGAATCCTCAGGCAACCAGTTCGCCGAAGGTCCTCAAACGAAGTACGGAAGCGCCAAAGGACTGTTTCAGTTTGTCGATAGCACGGCTAAGAGCCTGGGATTGAAAGGTAATGACGTTTTCGATCCGGAGAAGTCAGCGCAGGCGGCCGCTAAATACCTGAGTCAGCTTCTGCGGCAGAACGGCGGCAATCTTGATAAAGCCCTGGCGTCGTATAACTGGGGGATCGGCAACGTTCAGCGCTACGGGATGGGCCTGATGCCGGCCGAAACCCGGAATTATATTCCGAAGGTTCGCAGCAATATGCCCGGCGGTGGTCCGCAAATCCAACAGCAAAACACCTACAACATTTATGGGGGCAACGCTCATGAAATAGGTGGTGAAGTAGAGCACCGGCAGTTGAATGCCAACGCTAAAGCAATGCGTACAAATCAGGTAAGGACAGGCTAATGGATATTCTCTCTACATTGTTCCGGCTCCAGTCGAGAAAAATCGGGGTAATGGTTCCCGATGTTGTGGTTTCGGAAAAGCACTCTGACACTCTGGAGATAACCGAGCACCCCGTGGAAGTCGGTGCGGCCATTAACGACCACGCCTACAAGCGCCCCAGCGAAGTCACAATGGAATGTGGCTTTGCTGGTGGTGGTTCATTGCTGGACGTCTTTGATACACGGGATATCGGTTTCGGCACCCCACTTAACGGCATGTCACCGAAAGAAGTCTACAAGGCGCTACTCGACACGCAGGAACGCCGCGAATTGCTGGATGTTGTTACCGGGAAGCGCACGTACAACAACATGCTGATCCGTGCGATTGAAGTCACCACAGACAAAACCAGCGAGAACGTACTCAACTGCACGCTGACGCTGCGTGAGGTAATTCTGTCGAACACCACGGCGATAACGGTAGCGGATAAGAGCAATATGCAGTTGGGTGCGGATACCTCTGCCGTGCAGAACACCGGTACAAAATCCACAACTCCTGTAAACGAGTCCATCATTAAATCGACGGGCTGGCTTGACGGGCTTAAAGGTACGTCTTTCGGTAACGCGATAGGTATCAAATGAATGTGAGCGAAATCCCTCTGACAGCGAATAATCAGTCATTTCGTATCCAGTTGGGTAATACCACCTACACACTGCGCATTATCTGGCGTGATGCCGCTGGCTGGATCATGGATGTGCAGGACAGCGGCGGCATAACGATACTTTCCGGCGTACCACTCGTCACCGGCCTTAACCTGCTTGAGCAATATCCGCAACTGGGCATCAACGGCGCACTGGTGGTTGTCACCGATAACGGTGCGCCGGACGAGCCGACAAAAATTAATCTCGGCACTTACAGCCACCTTGTTTTCGTACAGGAGTAATAATGTCAACAAACTGGATGCGTTATTTCGAGCTGCAGCTTCTGGATCAGGACGGTAAAGGGATCACGCTCAGTGATTTCAAGGTCACCTTTAATATCGACTGGTTCAATATCAGCACCGCAACCCGGATCGGTACTATCAAGATTTACAACCTTTCTGCGGATACCGCGAACAAAATACTGGGTAGTGAGTTCAGTAAAATCCGCTTAATCGCTGGCTACGATGGCATTGCCGCGCCGGTGGATGCCAGTCAGGTAGGTACCGTTCGGGTGATTGATGCTGATACAGCAGGGCAGAGTGACGATAAAAACTATGGCCTGCTGTTCAGCGGCGATATCCGCTACTCGTTAACAGGGAAAGATAATCCTGTTGACTCGTATGTGCTTATTCAGGCGGCTGATACCGATATGGCGTTTATCACGAGCATGTCACATCAGACGCTGGCGGCGGGCTACACCCTTGAGGATGTGAACCGGGCATTGATGAAAGATTTCTCAGTGGCGGGGGCCAGCGAGGGAAACACGCCAAAGATGCCCCCAACGGTATTTCCTCGCGGGAGAGTGCTGTTCGGCATGACGCGCGACCTGATGGATAATGTCGCCGGTCAGTGCAACGCCACATGGATGTTCGTGGACGGTAAGCGTGAAATGGTGGCCGAGAATGAGTATGTTCACGAAGCTATCGTGCTGAACAGCAAAACCGGGCTGGTGGGTATGCCCCAGCAGACGATGGGTAACGGCGTAAATGTCCGGTGTCTGATTAACCCGAATATTAAGGTCAACGGCCTTATTCAGCTGGATCAGAGTTCTGTTTATCGCGCCCAGCTCGGTGATAACGATATTGCGATGTCCGGCGGCAGAATTACCGACCAAAACAATGATGGCAATATTACGCTGAATGGTACGACGGCGCAGCCAGCCAGCATTGCAACGGACGGCGTTTATATTGTGCGCGGTATTATGTACACTGGCGACACAAGGGGCCAGGCGTGGTACATGGACATGATGTGTGAAGCGCGTGGCGCGGCGGATCTGGGTTCCTCCTCAGCGAGGGAAAGAGGACTTCAATGAAGCAGTTCTGTTTGGTGTTAGCAATGATGGTTACCTCACCAGCAATTGCTGCAATTAAGTGCGGTAATTACACGATGACCGGTGAGGGCATGACTGTAATTAACGGTGAAACTGTCACATCACAGAAAATTAAATTTCTGGGGAAAGAAGGCGACTACTCAAATATGAGAATGGACATGGGCCTGATGCCGTCGCGTGATGGCAATAACTACGGCTTTCAGTTCATTAAGCGTGATGGGAAGTCATTCCTCAACGTCCAACTGCTACAAAACAGCATGGACGCGCCGAGGGTAATTGGTTCGTTCCCGTGCAAGAAAGTGCCTGGTTAAAGTTTGACGACAATCCTCCGATATGTGTTTTAAGGTTGACGAGATATTGTTCAAAGCTCACAATTACACTCCCTTTAGTAAGAGAAAGAATCCATGGCGGCAGGCATCCCATTAGAGAAAGCGCAAGAATATGTAGAACAATTCAATGCGCGTCTACTGGCACAGGAAGGTTTAGACCCCTTCACTGAAAAGAAAATTCGAGAGGAGCTTTCTGCATCTCCGACGCCTGAAACCAACATTGCACTGTCTTATCTGGATGCAATAACTGGAAAGATTGAAAGTGCTTTACGATATCTTAGGGTGAGTCTGGAAGTAAACGATGTCACCTTGGCAATGCACTATCATCACATTCTTCTAAATACCTTTAGCTATAATGAACTTAGGGATGTGTGCGCACCGCTGGCGAGTAAGTATCGTACGAAAATTTTTAGCTATAACGCATACAGCTGGGCGTATCGTTACGGTGAGCGTGAACAGCTAGAGTTTTACATGGAAGAGCACATCAAGCTTCTTTCCGAATCAGAAGGCAGGAGTAATGCTATGAAACACAAAGAAGAGCTCCTTGCAGAAATGGATAGCTTCTATAGCGCTACACAGTGCTCGAAGGAGCAGGTCCAGACCTTGGCATCCATAATCTGGACCTTGTTAAGCGAGTACAAGGCTGCGACAGGTTTTGTTCAGCTTAGTGAAAGTGGTTGCTATGTTGTCGATATCAATAACCTTGAGCCTAAAGCTATTGCTAAGATGAACTTCGATCTGGCTGATAGAGTGTGTGCTGAATCTAAACTGGATGATTGTTCCCTGTTAGCGAGATTTTCCTCTCCACGTCAGTTACATACGGGAGTGAGCTATCATGCCGGTAACTAGTAATCAGATTCTCGATACAGCCCGATTATGCCTGTCTGAAAATATTGAAAGTGGGTTTCGAAGCGCTATCTCAAGGGCTTACTATAGTATGTTGCATGAATCTATAGGCTCACTTACTGCCGTACCACATTTTACCCACGAGCATCACAAAAACACCGTTGGTTATATGTCAACGCCATCTGAGTGCAAATCAGAGCCATATCCGACAAATACGCTGAAATCCCTGGCTTTCGTACTTCGGCAGTGGCGGGATGCCAGAAATGAAGCGGACTATGACCTGACTAATGTGACTGTTTCGAAAGAAATGGGACAAGATGCAATTGAGGCTGCTGAGCTCTATTTTGAGCGCTGGGAACAATTGAAGTCTGCTAAGGCTTCATAGATAAAATCAAATTCATAAAACCCGCCACCCGGCGGGTTTTTTGCTTTCTGGAGCCTACCAAATGGCAGTATCAAACCAGACCCGAAGCGGTGACCTGTCATCAGTTTTATCGACTGAGCGGCAAATTATGAAGGACCAGATGAGGGTCGCGATGCCTGGAATAATTCAATCTTTCGATGCAGCGACACTAACGGCAGAAGTCCAGCCCGCCCTTCGGTCAGTTCAACAAAATAACGATGGCACAACCAGCACTCAGGATTACCCGGTGCTGGTGGATGTGCCTGTTATCTTCCCGCGTGGCGGCGGCTGCACGCTGACTTTCCCGGTTAAAGCCGGTGATGAATGTCTGCTAATTTTCGCTGATCGCTGCATTGATTTCTGGTGGCAGTCCGGCGGAGTTCAGGAGACGGTGGACTCACGGCAGCATGATTTAAGCGATGCTTTCGCTATTGTCGGCCCGCAGTCACAGGCGCAGAAAATTTCCGGTATCAGCATGGCTGCCGCGCAGCTGCGTACCGACGACGGCGCCGCGTTCGTGGAGGTGGCTGCCGGGCATGACGTCAAAGTGCAAACGCCTGGCAAGCTAACCGCTAACGCGCTGGGCGGTACCGAAATCACATCACCTACCATTGTGTTAAACGGTGCGGTAACGATAAACGGCTCGCTTCATCAGGGGCTGGGTGAGAGCGGCGGAGGCGCAACGATGTTGGGGCCAATTACCGTGACAAATGATGTGACCGCTGGCGGCGTTAGCGTTAAATCACACAAGCACGGGGGCGTACAGCCGGGTAGCGGTAACACAGGAGAGCCGAACTGATGCGATACCGACGAGAGGACAGCGGAGGGGATTACACCTTCGGGCAGGGCGATAACACCTTTCTGGTGAACAGCCCGGAATGCGTCGCCCAGGCGGTTAAAACCCGCTTCGAACTCTGGCGCGGCCAGTGGTTCCTCGACATGACCGAGGGAACGCCCTACGTGCAATCCGTGCTGGGAAAGCAGCGTTCCGATGTTTATATCCTGGCTATCCGCGAGCGCCTGCAGGCTACACCCGGTGTAAAAAGTATTCTTTCCTTCGACACGAACAACGACGGCACCACGCGCCGCGTTACCTTCACCGCAACAATCGACACTATCTACGGCCAGACGACTGTAACTAGCGAGGCATAAATGGCTTTGAACCTCGACACGCTGGGGTTATCGGCAACGGTAACCGCCCAGGGCATAACCGCGCCTGATTACCAGACGGTGCTCAACACCATCACCGGCTATTTCCGGCAGATTTACGGGGCTGACGCTTATCTGGAGCCTGACAGCAAAGACGGCCAGATGGTGGCGCTGGTGGCGCTGGCCATCCACGACGCGAACAACACGGCCATTCAGATTTATAACTCATTCTCCCCGGCTACCGGCCACGCGGCCGCACTAAGCAGCAACGTTAAAATCAACGGTATCACGCGAAAGATTGCGACCAATTCAACGGTGGATCTGCTGTTGGGCGGCACGGCTGGGACGGCGATCAATAATGGCTCAGTACGGGACCGGAACGGCGTGATCTGGAATCTGCCTGCTGCGGTGACGATTGGCGTCGCCGGTACCGTGATTGTCACCGCGACCTGCGCAACCAGCGGGGCAATTGCAGCGCTGGCCGGGACGATCACTTCAATTAATACGCCAACTCGTGGCTGGACGTCGGCGACGAATCCGGCAGCGGCAACAGTAGGGCAGCCAGGGGAAACGGACGCAGAGCTACGCATCAGGCAGGCGCAGAGCGTCGCGCTCCCCGCGCTTACGCCATTCGAGGCTGTGGACGGTGCCATTGCCAATATCGCGGGCGTGACCCGTCACAAGCTCTATGAGAATGACCGGGGAGTACCTGACAGTAACGGCCTGCCTGCGCATTCCATTTCTGCGATTGTGGACGGCGGCGATGTTAACCAGATAGCCCAGGTTATCCGGGGCAAAAAGGGGCAGGGGGTGGCAACGTACGGCACTACGGCCATTGTGGTACCGGATATCTACGGCAATCCACATACCATTTCATTTTCCCGACCGCAGAACGTGCCGGTGTTCGTCAGCATCACATTGAAGGTCTTTATTGGCTATACGTCACAAATTGGCGAGCAAATAAAACAGGCTGTAGCGGATTACATCAACAGCCTGAAAATTGGTGACAGCGTGCTGCTGAGCCGCGTCTATTCCCCGGCTAACCTCGGCGTGGTCAGCGGCGGCAATGCGCGTTACTACGATATTACAGATCTGCTGATTGGTCGATCTGCCGGAACGGTTGCGGCGGCCAACGTCAATATTGCTTATGACGGGGCAGCGTCCTGCGGCACGGGCAACGTAAAAATCACGGTGAGCTCATGAGCAAATACACCGAGCTAGTAACGAACTACCACGCGACTAAACCGCTTTTCCTGACTCACGTCGATCTCAGCACTCGCCCGCTGATAGATGTTTCAAACACTCTGGGCGGTCTTATTGCTGCCTTTGATATTGATCATGCCGTCGGCGTTCAGCTCGATACCCTGGGGTTGTGGATCGGGCGTAGTCGTATTGTCAGCCAGCCTATTGCCGGCGTCTATTTTAGCTGGGATACCGACGGACTGGGTTATGACCAGGGCGTGTGGCAAGGGCCTTTCGACCCGGATTCCGGTTATACGGCATTAAGCGATGAAACCTACCGCATCATCCTCAAGGCAAAAATTGCAATCAACAACTGGAATGGACAAAACGACAGCCTGCCACCAATCCTGGATACGGCACTGGCCGGTTCAGGAATTCGCATGCAGATCGTTGATAACCAGGACATGACGATTTCGGTCTGGGTATTTCCTGAAATCGACATTTCCAGCGTTTCACTGGAGCTTATCGCGGCCATTAAACAGGGTTATTTAACCGTCAAGGCTGCAGGGGTATGGGCAGGCAGCATTGAAATACCCGACGTGGAAACCCCTTCAGAAGGAAACCGTTTTTTCGGCTTCGATATGGATAACCAATATATCTCCGGCTTTGATACCGGTGCATGGGAGAGGAAACTTTAATGTCTAAAAATGATTTCAAACCGTTCGCGTCTTCTGCTAACGCTAATGTAACGACCCAATCTGAATGGGAAGCGCTTCCGGCACTGCTGGCAGGATTTTCAGCTGGCAAGGCATCGAGCGCCCAGGTCAATAAAGCACTGCGGCAGGCGTCATTTATTGCTGCCGCACTGGCTCAGTTCGTGAGCGATAAAAGTGGGCAGGACGTGCTGGATGATGGTGATATTGCGGCCTTCATTACGAAGCTTACCACGGGTTTTGGAAAGCAATACCTTAACAGGAATAACCCGTTTGCTGACATTAAGCTGGATAATGCAGTTGCCAGCGCACTGGCGAACCTGAACATTGACAGGATTGACCAGGACGATACGGAAACCCGCCTTTTTTCACCGGACAGAAAATCCTACATTCTTATTCAGAACGGTGCGTGGGGAGCATATTCGACGAAATTACCTGTTGGACCAGTGCCTTTAGGTTTGGGATTTGGTGGCACCGGTGCTAAAGATGCAGCTGGAGCCAGAAGTAATCTTGAGCTCGGCAATTCAGCGACCAGGAACGTTGGTTCATCGGCTGGTACCGTGGCCGCAGGTGATGATGTAAGAATTACCGGGGCAATGCAGAAAAGCCAGAATGGCGCAGACATATCAAACGTGGCTCAGTTCCTGAAAAATGTAGGTTTAGACCGGATTTCACAGGACAACACAGAGACACGAATCTATTCCCCGGATGGGAAATCCTACATTCTGATCCAGAATGGCACGTGGGGGGCATATTCCACGAATGAACCAGCCGGTTCAGTGGCTCTGGCTTTAGGGTTTGGTGGGACAGGCGCTAAAGATGCGAATGGAGCACGAAATAACCTTGGGCTGGGTGGCTCTGCAACACGCGATGTCGGAACTACATCAGGAACTGTCGCAGCAGGTAATGACAGTCGGATCGTCAATGCTACGCAACGTAGCGAGTTTACATCCGGTTCAGGTTGGGTGAGATTCCCGGACGGCACCATTATCCAGACAGGAACAGCAGTTGTGGGGCCGCTTTCAGCACCAACGGCAATATCATTTCCAATTCCATTCACTCAGATGGGTTATAAGGTCACTACATCCTTCGATCAGGCATCTGGCTCTTCAAATGATTGCCCCAGCTTTGCCGTCTCACCACAGGGAGTTAACTGGGCTTATTTCATGAGCTCACGAACTAATGGTGTCAATGCTGGGTGTAACTGGATAGCGGTAGGGAGATAACATGAAATACATTTATGATGCTAAAACGAATGCTTTTTATCCTGTTGAACTAAAAGAAAGCTACCTTGCTAAGGGGGTATGGCCCGAGTCTGGCGTAGAGATAGACGAAGAAACTTTTGCTGAGTTCCAGGACCCACCAACGGGTAAAGTGAGGATTGCGGGTAAAGATGGATATCCAGTATGGGGTGATATTCCGCCACCCACTCACGAAGCACTGGTTGCGATGGCTGATGTACAAAAACAATCACTGATTGATGAGGCTAACGAACATATCAACAGTAAACAATGGCCCGGCAAAGCAGCTATGGGGCGATTGAAGGACTCAGAAAAAGAGCAATACAACGCCTGGCTGGATTACCTCGACGCCATCGATGCAGTAGATACGGCAACAGCACCGGATATTACCTGGCCGGAAAAACCAGCCTGATACATATCAAATCCCGCGCATTGCCGGGTGTTCTATCCCGGCATCGATATAATCGATAGCCTTTTTCAATTCGCGTAAAAGCGACTCAGCCTCACGGCGTGACATGCAGAACTCCTGATCCGGAAACTCCGACGTCGGCCACATAGGAACGCCCTGCATTGAATCTCTAAATTGAGCTTTCAGCATTACCTTTTCTGCCAGTGCGGAGAAGGTAATCTGAAAGCCTACCAGTTCAGCCATGCCGTGGGCATCAGATTTTTCAAACTTACCTTCTAAGCCCACGCCACTTTTCCCCGCCTCACCACTGCCATAATCGCCTTTCCTGAACTCTCATACTCAGGCAGAGACAACACTCGCCATTTACCATTCCAGAACCCAAGAACACAGCGGCGAACTACGAAAGTTTCGTAGTTAATTGCTCAGAAAACCTCGGGTTTGTTTTGCGAGGGTCTTTGAGTCCTGCACAAATGCTGAACAGACCCTCTTAAAGAGGGTTTGTTTTTTGATACGTCTGGACGCTGCCTACTGTCGGTGGGTAGGTTATCCGGTTCGCTCAAAGATAGTCGGTTTCCATTATCCAAAACTGGATGTTGTTGATTTTCCTTATGACGCAAAACTGCGTGATCCTCGCAGGCCTCTACGTTATTCGTTGGAACCCCAAAGCCACGTTTAACGTTGTTTTGCCCTGAACCCGCATATTGTCCGCCTCCCACTGATTCCGTCGAATCGACTGATTTAACCCAATCCGCCCGTTAGCCTCCCCTCTAAAAGAGGGTTGGCTATCCGCGTATCTTTTAGCGCTGCAGTTAGCCAATTCTAACGATTCGTTATAATCAAGCCTGTTCAATGGGTTAGGTGATTCTCGCGATTTACGATAATTAAGCCGATTCAGTAGGTTACGAACTGAGTACGTATTGTGTATGCAGCTGATTAAACTCAGCGTATCACCAAGTTTAAGCCGTCTGTACCAACCTCGGTGCATCAAAACCAACCCTGCGCCCGCCATAACCGACCCTGAATCCTACCTAAGTCGGTTCACTTTTTTATCATATCTGATTGTTTATAAATAATATTTACATAAAAAACCGACTGAACCGACCAAACCTACCATGTTCTGCTTATATATAGAGAAATTTTGATACTGAGAATGCACTGAGGGGTGATTTGCACATAAGTAGAACCAGCCGCTGCTGTTTGATCACCCAGAAAATGGAGTCAATTAGAGTGTGGGGCACATGGTGGGGCACATGAAATGAAAAAGGCGCTTCCCCATGCCGAAGAGCGCCTTTATAAACAACAGGTTAACTGATTAGTATCAGTTCATGCCGTATTTTTTCAGTTTCTTACGCAGCGTACCGCGGTTGATGCCCATCATCAGGGCAGCGCGGGTCTGGTTGCCACGGGTGTATTGCATCACCATGTCCAACAATGGCTGCTCTACTTCAGCCAGTACCAGCTCATACAGGTCATTCACATCCTGACCATTCAGTTGAGCAAAATAGTTCTTCAGTGCCTGTTTCACGGAATCACGCAGGGGTTTTTGGGTTACCTGATCCTGAGAGTTAACGGTAGAAACGGTCAGTACGTCAGAATTTACGCGTTGTTCGAACAT